AATATGAATTGGTGGTTATTTATGTTTGCATTTATAATAGTAGCTGGATTTATGGCTCAACCTTATGATGATAAACATAATAAAAGAGATAATTGGGACGATTATCCTAATGATTGGGAAGAATACAAGGCTAGTTATGTTGAGCCAGAGTATGATGATACTGATTGGGTAGTAATAGCTATGAATAATCGTGATTTTGAAATAGCTAATAAAACACCAGATGATGAAGAGAATGAAGAAATTCCATTTTAATTAATAAATAAATGGTAAATATGCTAGGATTATCGGAGGCTTAGGCAATGATAATCTATTAGTCTCGCAAAGCACTTTCTAGAATAGCCGTAGGCATAGTGCGTAAAGTCTCGATGACTATAACTGGGCGAGGGCGAAGTATTTACCATTTATTTTAACTCAAAAGTGAGGTATACAATGAAAACAAATAAACAATTAGCTACAGAGCTAAATACAACATCAAGACAGGTATCCAAGAGTCGTAAGCGTGGATACATAACTAAGAATGATGGCACACAAGCCAGATTCAAAGCATCACCTGCATTACATGCTAGCACATCTAAGAATGGTGTTGTTAGAAATAAGAAAGGTGGTGTAAAGAAGTGGGGGTCTAAATGAAAAGTTCAGACATGTTTTATGCAACTAGTGCTGTTATCTTATTAATATCAATGGCTTATTTTTCAGTGCAAACTGAAGTTATTGAAAAGATTAGCACAGTAGTTAAATGGGAAGATTCTGTAGTCATTATTGATACAGTAACAGTAGTAGAAACTGAAATAGATACTATCTTTGAGTATAAAACTTATAAAGATGACATTGTAATGAATGGTGAATCTATGATTATGAGTAAGAAATATCTATTTCATTTATCTGAAGATACTATGATAGGTAATCAGATAAGAGATGTTATGCCATTTGGAGAAGTATTTAACTATTGGCGTGATATATTAGGACCTTGCGGTGTATTTGATTGGAAAGGCGATACTTATATAACATTGTATAAGGAAGAGGAACTCCAATTATGTCAGCAGTAAGGTATAAGCAGTTTTTGCCTAGTTGGACAAGAGCACAGTTTGTACTGTGGGCAAAAAAGAGGTATCCTGAAACCTCGTTTAGTAAGTGGTCAAAGAGGAGATTGATTGCTTTATTTCATAATACAAAATAACAGGTGGAGCTAAAAGAAGCTCATATATATAGCAGGTGGTCACATTCCTTCTTACCACACACGTCTTGTCCGTAGTGGTCACCTGCACAATTTTAAACTATGTACCTCATAGTTGGGGGATATTGACAGGCGAGATATCTGAAAACGTATAATGAATCCTAACGAGTGTCAAGCCCCCATTAATTTAGATAATGATAACCAAAAAAGGAGTACTGTTCATATGGCAGCACCAACAACATCAGCGAGAGAGCTGAAAATCCACGAAGGTGGAGACTGGACAACAAAAACAGTAGTATGTAATACTATTGGAGAACTAAGAGTAGAGCTAAACATACCTGACGGAGTTCAGATTAATATTAGTGATACTCTGTACACGGACAACACTGCACCAATGCCAGAGAATCAAACCAATGATTCAGGCGCAACCATACCATTATTTGTAGGTTGGCAGTCCAATAATAAGACAGGTGGAAGCGATAGAGGATTAATATCCTCACCTTTAACTAGGTCTTAACATCATTAAGGTAGAGGGTCAGAAATGGCCCTCTATCTGTCTGGAGTTATATGAAATATGTAAATAGAAAGGCAATGATAATTAGAGAATCAGGTCGTAGTAGTGATTTTATTACACCTAGCTTTGGTTATGGATGTCTATATAAGTGTAATTATTGTTATATGCGTAGGCATATGTCTAAAGGTTTAACGATTGCAAGCAATACTAATGAGATATTAGATGCAATTGCTAGGCATTTATGGCTATTGCAATGGCCTAAAGAGCCAAATCAAACGCATGAAACATATTATACTTATGATTTTAGTTGTAATGAAGATTATGTGTTACATCTTAAATATCACGAGTGGGAGAAGTTATTTGATTATTTTAAAGAGGAACCAAAAGCTATGGGTACAGCTGCTACTAAATATGTTAATAATGATTTATTATCATATGATGCAGACAGAAAGATTAGAATACGGTTTAGCGTTTTACCTCAAATATTGTCAGATAAGTTAGAGCCTGGTACTAGTAAAGTTATTGATAGAATTAAAGCTGTTAATGATTTCTATGAAGCAGGTTATGATGTGCACTTAAACTATTCTCCTATTATTATGTATGATGATTTTGTTAAAGATTATACTGAATTATTTAAACTTGTTGATACTATTGTAGATGATAGTATTAAACATAAGGTTAAGTCAGAATGTATATTTCTTACACACAATGAAAAGATGCATAACAATAACGTGATTAATAAAACTGAAGGTGAAGAGTATTTATGGAAACCTGGATTTCAAGAGAAGAAAGTATCTCAATATGGTTCTGTAAATATTAGATATAACAGACTTCACAAGAAGAGATTTATTAAAACATTTAAGCATATACATAAGCAAAACGTAAAATGGCAAGAAATAAGATACATTTTTTAGAAAATAGAAAGGAGAAAACAGATGAACTTAACATTAAACTTAGAGCCTAATATTAATCCGTTGTTAGAGAAATATAGTCAGCCTCCCATTGAATTTGTGAGTAATAATAAGATTATATTAAAAAACTATGAACAATGGAATAGAAATAGCTCTAGAAATCATACAATACAAAGCTATGAGTTATGTGATATAGATACTTTTATAGGTTCTATTGATGAAGACGAGTTTGCTAAAGTAACTGCATTAGAATATACCAGAAAATTTCAAGATAAAATTGACCAATTCGAGAGATATTATGGTAATCATATGCGCCTAGTTACAGAAATTGATTATAAGCTAGAGACTAAAAGAAATTATGATTGGAAGAATGGTATATATGATTTCTTAAAAGCTTATACAATTAGTTCATTAGGTCATAATATGAAAAATAGTGGTGTAAACAGATACTTTATTAGAGCAATTGATGGTAATAGACATGTTAGAAACATACAGAGTCAATTTCTTACGTTAGAAAACTTAAGATTAGATTGCAAAAGGAATGTTGGTCGTGTTGTTGAGAATATAGATGAGATAATAGAAGAATATCAATCTAATTTGAATCAAATACAAAATAGCACTGAAGTTGCTAACCAAATGTCACCTAATTATAAAGTATATAACTTTGTTAATTACACTGATATGGAACCTGAACCACCATACCATGGATTCTTAAATCTTAGATTATACACTATTGTTGTAGCTGAAGAAAACATAATGTCAATTACAGATTCAGAAGGAGATATAATTGGTAGTATACCAACTCCTCAATCATATTTAGTATTTACTAGACCTTTTAGTAAAGTACTACTTGGTAAATGTCGTCAAGCTGATATTGCAATGAACGCTTCAACAAGAAAGTTTAATCATACATACATCTCATGCGCACCGCATTATGATTTAGCTACAGATGTAGAAGAATATAATGGTATTAGTAAACATCCATGGGGTAGTTTATGTTTATCATCACATTCAGATGATATAATGGGAGCTATAGTTAACCATGATTATTCAGCATTATTGATGAAAATTAGTAATTGGAATAATTTATATAACAATAGTACAACTAATCCACATAATATGCCATCTAAGGTACTATATCAAACAGGTCTTAATCCAGAAGAGGATAATTTAGACTCTATTAAATATCTTCTTGGTTTTAAAACTAAACATTGTTTTTCAGATAATCTGCATAAACATAGAATAGTTCAAGATAACCAGTTAATACGAAGTGCAGATAGTGAATTTGGTAGTAGTGCACTAGAGTATGGAGATTATGTAGTAACTGAATGTGATATAAAACAATGTCCACTTCGTTCTGAATGTATTGGATATAATAATCAAAAACTTTCAAAAGAAATACCAAATTTCTATGAAATGGTTGAATCTATATTAGGTTTTATACTTGACCATCAATCTAAAAAGGATGAATTTAGATGGAGCTCTAGAAATGTTAGTTATAGATTAGATAAGTTATGGACTTCTATTATTACATCTGACGATAAAATAGATAGATATC